AACATCTATCAAAAACTCAATTCTGCTAGAGCAAAGTTCCACAGCATTGAACTCAAGAAATCAGGCCACAACAAGTTTGCTGGCTACAAATACTTTGAGCTTGGTGACTTCATCATCCCTGCTTTGAGTATCTTCAAAGAAGTTGGTTTGACAGGCATCATCAGCTTTGGCAAAGAAGAAGCGTCTTTGACAATCGTTGACGTTGACACAGAAAACAAGATCGTCATCACTTCACCCATGTCTACAGCGGCTTTAAAGGGTTGTCACGAGGTCCAAAATCTTGGGGCAGTACAAACCTACCTTCGCAGGTACTTGTGGGTTGCAGCCCTTGAGATTGTTGAACACGATGCAATCGACTCGTCTGACAAAGTAACAGATGAAGGCATCAAGAAAAAAGGTAACGCACCAATAGTCACCCCCCGTGGTGGTATCGGTGATGACTTGCCTCAAGACATTAAAGACTTCCTGACTGACTTAGCAGCAGGAGTAAAAGAGTTGATTGACCAGGGTAAAGCTAAAGAAGCTCTTGCCCTGATTGATGAACAGGCTTTGGAGGCTGATCAGCGTGTCTGGTTGGCTAACCAAATGCCTTCCACCGTGCGTTCTGCACTCAAAAATGCAAAAGGATAAATAATGGCTGACTTCGATAATACAAACAGAGGTTCTCTTTTTAAGAATGATAAGAAAACTGAAGATAAACATCCAGATATGAGTGGCTCTATCAATATTGATGGCGTTGAATACTGGATTTCTGGATGGAAGAAAAGGAGCAAGGCAGATGTAGGATTTATCAGCCTGTCAGTTCGTCCTAAAGAGCAGACACGCCAATCAAGCCAGCCAACTCAAAAAGCCAAGGCAGACGATTTTGAGGATGATCTGCCCTTTTAACCAATAACGGGGAAAGCGGATGCTGGTTATTGGGGAAACGTGCCTGAGACCACAGAGAGACACCAGACGCAGCGAGTACCCACCTTTAAGGAAAACTATGTTCAAAATTGAAAAAAACATTCCGCTTGTTGCAAAACAAGCGTATCCCCTTGACCAAATGGTTCCAGGTGACTCTTTCTTTATTGCTGTCACTGATAACAAAAAAATCAATCTCATCAGAGCGCAAATCAATCACATGAGAAAGAAATCTCCCGGCATGGTTATTGCAACCCGCAAGCAAGATTACGGTTTGCGTGTCTGGTTGGTCAGCAAAGCTTGAGTTATTAAATATCTCTTAATATCTGAAAAGGATAATTGAATGAAAGAAACACAATCATTTGGCATGACAGAGTTTCAAGTCATGCAATGGGCTGCTGCTCGTGGAATTTACGAGAACGGCACAGCACTTGGTCAAGCCAGAAAAACAGTTGAAGAAGCAAATGAACTGCTTGCTGCTGTTGCTGTTAATGACCGTGCTGAGATTGCTGATGCCATTGGTGACGTTATGGTCACGCTGGTTAACGTAGGTGTGTTGTGTGATATGGATGTTCGCCAATGCTTCTATAACGCTTACAAGGTCATTGAGCATCGCAAGGGCTACATGAACAAAGACGGTCAATTTGTAAAGGAGTCATGATGCTTTGCGATACTTGCCAAACAATCAGCAGTTGCCGTGGTGGTACTAGGTGTAAGAAAACATCTGCACTTGACAGGCAAGAATCTGGCAATCACTACAAAGACAAAGGCATTCAGCCAATCATCTACATCCACGCAAACAACTTGGGTTTTTGCGAAGGAAACGTAGTGAAATATGTGACACGGTGGAAAGAAAAAGGCGGTGAAGCTGACTTGCGTAAAGCAATTCACTACCTTGAGTTGCTCATTCAGTTAGAAACAGAGCAATCTCAGCCTCACGCCGTTTAACAAGCCCAGGCAGGACTTTGCCACCACCCTTGGTCCAAGCTCTGAAAGCTTCCGCAGCACCCTCCCAATCGCCTCTATTAGCCTTCATACGGATAGTAGAGCGTTGGAGGTTGCCTAGTCCAAAATTGAAGGATATAGAGACAAGAGCGTCAAAACTCCCTTGGCGGCCAACAACGCCGGGAACAAGTCGTAAAACACCACGTTCAAAACTTGCAACGTCATCAGCGAATAGTTTTTCGATTTCTTCTTTTGACCAGACACGGGCATCCTCCTGTCTCAGTGGCATCTCTTTGCGGATCATGGGTGTCTCTTTGCCCTCAACCCGTGCCATAGGTAGCCTGATCTGCTCTTGGTAAAGCACATGACCGTAGCCAATAGTCCAGATGTGGGCGGGGCAAAGGTAGGGCTTGTTTCTGCACCCCTCAAAGCGGTGCATTAGGTCTGCGCCAGCTTTAGATAATTTCACTTCTTGCTCCAGCCGCGAGATCCAAACCAAAAACCAATAATGCCGCCAAGCATTGCCATTTCGTCAGAGCTAAAAATGACATCGGAATACTTGATGACATCATCAATGCTGGTAATTAAGCCGGGATGATTCCACAAGTACCAAGCCATAAAAGCGTTGATTAAAACAAGTTCAATTACGAAAATGTAAGTTACTGTTGGTCGGACTGTGCCAACGTAGCTAGAAACCCATTTAGACGCCTTTTCAAGCACTTTGGCATCGTGTTCCAAAGCAGCTTCAGTCATCTGAGCATCAGTTTGCATTTGGACTTGCTCAGTGCGAATTTCTTCTACACGGGCTTGTGCAGCAAAACCAGCAGCAGCAAGTGCCAATTCTCGTTCTGTTTGCACAGCAGCCAGGGCAAGCTCATGCTTTTGGTCAGCCTTGTTCTGAAAGTACTCCAGCAGTTTAGGCAAGCCAGAGATCAGCAGACCCCCAAGAGTTGAAAATAGTGAAAGCATCAATTACCCCTTTTGGTTAACATAGCACTGGCAATTTCCAGCATGAAACGAACTTGTTCTAGGTTCTCTGGTTGTTCAGCCCATCCAACCGTGATCTGGCCTACAAACCTATGTGAGTCAGGTGGAACACTTACTCGACAGGTAAACCCAACACCTTTTTCCAAGTACCAAAGCCCAACCTCAGACTGAGCAAAGCGGTATTCTCCACAAGGAATCTCATTGGTCATTAGCTTGACCACATCAGCATTGTTGGCAGTGTTCTGACTGAACAGCCCAACATCAATATCTTCAATGGTCTTGTCTCTACCATCCTTGGTATATGCCCTATACAGCACACGACTGTTGAACAAAGGATTGACCTTGAACACTGCAACGACCGAAGCGCCTGTTTTTTTAAGCAGCATTGAACTTGCGTCATCAGCCCTTGATGTATTTATCTCGGGTAATTTCTTAGATTCCTTGTAGGCATCAAACATGAACTCTTGGTTTTGCCACAGGAAGTAACCAGAGAAAGCCAGCACACCCATCAAAACGATAGCAAACAGCTTGAATGGTGAGTCCACATAAGTCAGCACCTTATCAATTACGGTTACTGGTTTGTCACTCATCTTAGGTGCTTCATGTACATGATGAGGCCACCTATCATCAGCGCAGCCAAGACCAAGGATGCCATACCAATAGCAATGTACTCAGCAATCTGTTCAAGCCTTTCCCTGCGCCTAATGGCCTCGCGTACAGCAGCTTCTTTGGCCTCCCTGCGCCTTCTGGCGGCGGTGGCTTGGAACTTGAGCCAATCCCCCCACATTCCCGGTCTGCCAGCGTAAACCATGCGCTCACGAAGTTCCTCTTCTTGCTGCCGAAGTTGCTCCAGCGCCATGAATTCTTCAAGGTCAGAGCCGCCACCCTTTTTGGTAGCTCTTTCTTGGATTGCTGCTTTGTTGTCAAAATAGTCAAACACCCGAGAGCCAAGCGCAGACAAATCTTTGCCATTTGCTAAGGCTTGCTTGATGACATTAAATGCGGCATTTGCCGCCATCAATTCAGCCAACATAAAAAGCCCAGATTAAAACTTTGACGCAGTAGACAATGACCCCAACAACAAGGACTGCTGCAACAAAGCTAACAGCCCAATCTTTCATTGAACACCGTACTGAGGCAACATACCAATTCCGTAGTTTGCCAATGGATCAGTTGTAATCCTGTTTAGCAAGCCTGGGACTCTAGGAGTTGTGTTTGGCAGCATCCTGTTTTGGAAGGGTGCGCTAGTAATCGCCGACCTAGCCAAAGGACGACCAGCAACAGTTGCCAACAAAGCAGGATTACTTGCACTAGCAGCAGCAATACCAGCAGCACCAACATCAAGTGGGCTAATACCTGGAACACTACCAATCCTTGCAACATTCTGAAAGGCACTTGGAAAGGCAGCAGCAGCATTAGACAATGCTTGCAACTCAGAAGGAACAATCTTTCCAGCAGCAGCACGTTGACCCAATTTAGAACCAGACACATCACCAGTAGCGGCATTCAATGATTTCTCAATGGTGTAGCTCTTTGCAATGTCTTGACGAGCTTGCTTAAAGTTACTCATCACATCAGGTTGATTGAACTTTGTCAGGTTGCGTTCAGCAAGGTCTTCCAATTGACGAGCAGCAAACTTCTGTGCCTGACCAAGACTCTTGTTTGCAGGGTCCATTGAAATAGCATTGGACTCTCCGTCAAACTTTAAACGCTTCATTTGCTCAACAAGGCCATCACCATCAAACCTGAGTTGCTTCAAGCCATTAAGAACATTAAGCTCTCTTGCAACATCAGTTGTTGAAGCAAGTTTTTGAAGGTCTTTTACTCGCGTATCAATGTTGTTGATGAATGTCTTGTCAGTGTAATAAGCAGGGTTAGACCTCAAAGCATCGTAAGCCTGACCCTTGACATTACGATAGTCCTGCAAAACTTGAGGAGTGATCGGTGTATCAGCAGCAAGTCCCAAAGACTTACGAGCCTGAGTGTTGATGACTTCCTGATTCTTGATGGAAGCAACCTGACTTGTCTGTTGTTTGCCAGAAAAACCTTCAAGCAAACGATTCAGCATCGTTGGATTAACTTGAGTGGGTGGAAGTGTTGCTCCTTGTTGGATGGCCTGTTGAGCAACTTGCTGTGATTGTGTCAACTGTGCTGGTTGACGAGGTGTAGTGATAGCACCAACACCAGCAACAGGAGCAGCCATCAAAGCACCAGCAGCCATCTCATTGCCCAACTGAGCAGGGTTGATAGTTCCAGTGTTTGCCAACTGAGCAGCACCAGAAGTGATGCCACCGGCAGCAGCAGCAGTTCCTACATTTTGAGCAGCAGCAACGGTACGAGGAGCAGCCTGAGCAACAGCCCTAGGAGTAGCAGCGGCCAATGACTTCTGAATGCCACCAGGAAGGGCTAGGTTGAGTGGATCAAGCAAACCTGTAGCCATGCCGCCAACAAGCAGCCCAGGGCGTTCTGTGGCCGTTTTAGCAACGCCACTAAGAATGTCGCTGATTGACTGTGTAGGAGCAGCAGGAGCAGGTTGCTTGGTGCGGTCAATGCCCAAATATTCATCAGAAAAGCCAAGCCGACTCAAACCACCTTGAATCCCACTAGCAATAAGATTGCCAGTGCCTCTAGCCAGTTGGCCAGTTGTAGTTTGACCACGCAACACATCCATAGGGTTAAAGCTTGACCGAACGTCTTGCAAGAACTGGCTAGGTGGTTGATTGGCTTGCGCTCTTACAGCGTCAACAATGTTGGTTACGTTAGGTGCTTGACGAGCAGTAGATGCTGGCGCTGGTGCAGCAGCAGTGAACGGAACAAAGTCATCATCTTCTGGTTGAGCAGATGGTTGCCCCATACCTTGCGGGAAAGAGACATCAATTGCCACATCTCTTGGCTGGCGTGATTGTGTTTGAGAAGCTTGTTCAAATGGAACAAAATCATCGTCTGTGGTTTTAGACATAAAGTTTTGAACCTTCTTCACATAGTTTTGGGTTTCTTTGAATGGTGGAACACCACCATACCTCTCCACATTACCTGGACCAGCGTTGTAAGCAGCAAGAACCAACTCAGGAGAGGAAAATCGTTGGCTCAGTTGACCAAGATACTTAACCCCACCACGGATGTTGTCAGCCCAATCCATGCGGTTAACGCCAAGATCTTTAGCAGTACCCGCCATCAGTTGCATAGGACCAAACGCAGTTTCTCCTGATCGTGTTTTAGGACCACGAGCATCAAACCTGCCACCAGACTCAGCTTCAATAACGCCTTGCACCAAAGACAGAGGAACACCTTGTCGCTCTGCCTCTTGAGCAGCGAATGCAAAGATTTCGTCTTTAGTTGCCATTATTGACCTACTACGAAAATAGAACCATCAGGCTTTTTAATCTGAACTGCACCAGTAGATTTACTACGACCTGCTACAAAGCCAGATGGAAGCACTGGAGCGCCTTGTGAACCGCCACGTTGCCACGAACTAATCTGTTCCGTCAAGAACTGATTAACTTTTGGATGGTTGTAGATCCTTGGGTTGTCAGGAGAATTTTGCCAAGCAGTAAACACACCTTTTGGATCGCCAGTATAGTTATCCAAGAAGGTCTGACGAGCAAGATCTTTGTCGGCAGCAGCAATTTCAATTGCAGACAAGTACTTGGTAACAAACTTAGGATCTGACACACCAGTAGTAGCCCGATCAACGATAGAGCCTTCAAATGCGTTAGCGT